CCAAATCAGAGGAAACCACCCCCGCCGCTCAAGCACAGGCCGCGCCACTCCAGCAGGAACCAGGCATAGGCCAGCAGCTCATTGGCGCAGGCGAGACCGCCCTAACCCTAGGCACTGGTGCCACAGGTGGCCTCGTCGGTGGCATCGTAGGTGCAGGCACCGGATTGGCCCAGCAAATCCTCTCAGGACAATTCGGCACACCCGAAGCCGTCCGAGCCGTCGAGAAATCCGCCATAGAAGGCGCTCAGGCGCTCACCTACCAGCCCCGCACCCAGGCAGGACAAGAGCAAGTTCAAGCCGTAGGCCAAGCCCTAAGCGCACTCCCGCCCGTCATGCCCATGCTCGCGGCCCCAGGCCAAGCAATGCAAGCCGTGCGCAACGTCGCCCCCCTCGCTCAAGTCACCGCCCAACGCGGTACAGCCGCCGCCCAACAAGCAGCAGGCAGGGCAGGCCAAGCAATAGCAAGGCCCATGCAGGCCGCTACAACCGCCATGCGCGAGACTTTAGGCATGGAGGCTCCACCAGTCACACCAGCCACTACCGGCGCTCGTGTAGCCGCTGGTGCAGCCGCCACCCCCGAGGCCTTACGCCGCGTCACCTCCGCCGAAGGTTTACCCGTCCCCATTAAATTAACCAGAGGCGCAGCAAGCAGGGAAGCCCAGCAACTAGAGTTTGAAAAAGAACAACTCAAGTCATCCCTTGGTGGCCCCCTTCGCCAACGCGCCGAAGAAAACAACCTACAAGCCTTGCAGAACTTCGACGCCTTGGTGGACATGACCGACGCCCAGCTATCCGACCTCTCAAGCACCGGCGGTGCAGTCGTTAAAACATTGACCGAGGGCCTAACAGCCGCCAAGAACAAAACCCGCGCCGCCTACAAAGCAGCCGAAAACGCCGGTGAACTCGAAAACAATGTCACCCTGAAAAACGTAGTCGACTACATCAATGAGAACATCCCCGAAGGCGACCTAGCCCCAGTCCTCAAAGCCGCACGCGCCAAAGCCATCGCCATCGGTGCCGCCTTACCCGACGAAGCAGGCAACCTAATCGCCCAGCCCGTCACCCTCAAGCAAGCCGAAAGCCTACGCCAAACCTTTCAACGCGCAGGCTTCGAAGGTGCAGATCAATTTCACGGCGGCACCCTTCGCCGCGTCTTCGACGGCGAGACCGAAAACCTAGGCGGTGACCTTTACAAAAAGGCCCGCGCCATCCGCACCGAGCAAGCCCGTAAATTTGAGAACCGCGCCGTAGTCGCTCGGCTTATCAAAAACAGAAAAGGCATGGAAGACCCCCTAGTCGCAGCCGATCAGGTCTTTAGAAAATCCGTGCTTGGCGCTTCACCCGAAGAAATCACCTTCTTAAAGCGCGTCTTGGTTACCAGCGGAAAAGATGGCCAGCAAGCATGGAAAGAACTACAAGGAGCTACCGTTCGCCACCTCCGTGACGAAGCCACCAAAGGCATGGGCATGGACAGCAACGACCGCCCCCTAGTCAGCCCCGCGAAACTCAATCAAACTATCCGCGCCCTAGACGCCAACGGACGCCTAGACGTCATCCTCGGGAAAAAGAACGCCGCCATTGTGCGTGACCTCAACGACGTAGTGAAATACGTCACCACCGTGCCACCAGGAACGCTAATCAACAGCTCAGGCACCGCAGGCACCCTATTAGCAGCCATGGCCGAAGCAGGCGCTACAGGCGCATTAACTGGCCTCCCACTCCCAATAGCGTCCGGCATCACTCAGCTCGTCAAGATGCGCAAAGAAGGCCGCACCAAAGCCAAAATTAACGAAGCCCTCAACGCCTTGCCAATCGCCCAGCCATAAACGACAATTACCCATCACCAAGGACTAAACACAATGTCAGCACTTGAAGTCAATCAACCGTTCCCGATATTTACCGACATCGACGGACAACCCCTAGAAAGCGGTTTCGTCTGGCTCGGCACGGTCAACCTAGACCCCCAGACAAACCCCATCAACGTCTACTGGGACGCCGCCCTAACCATCCCAGCCGCGCAGCCCATTCGCACACTCAACGGCTACCCATCCAACAGCGGAACACCGGCGCGTTTCTTCGTTACTCAGGATTACAGCATCCGAGTAATGAACAAGAACGGAAACACGCTCTACACCTCGTTGAATGGAAATGCCTTCCCAGGCTCGGCGGGTAACTTGTTCATTAACGCCACCGGAGACGGGACAGAGACAATCTTCGCCGTTCCCTTCGTGCCCAGCCTCATTTACATCAACGGCGTCTACCAAAACAAAAGCAGCTACACGCTTGCTGGTGGAAACGTCACATTCTCAGAAGCGCCACCAGTCACCTCAGTGATTGAGTTTCTGATTTAAGGATTACAAAATGTTAAAAACAGTTACTAACATCGTCAACGCCAGTCAGATCACAGGCGTCTTACCAGTTTTGAATGGTGGCACAGGCGTTACGACTAAAACCGGAACAGGCAATGTCGTATTGTCCGCATCGCCTACGCTTTCAGGTGATGTGTCCTTATCCACAGGCAACTTGATTGTCAGCAACGGTAAAGGCATTGATTTTTCTGCCGCACCTGGCACAGGCACAAGCGAGTTGCTGAACGACTACGAAGAAGGTACTTGGACTCCTGTTATTACAGCGTCCACCTCAAACCCAATTATTGGTTACCAAACTCAATCAGGTCGATATACGAAAGTTGGGCGCCTTGTAACGTGCCAACTGTACGTGCAGTTCAACACCGTATTGGGCGGAAGCGGTGATGTAAAAATCTCGCTGCCATTTACTCCAGCAAGCATCAATCAAGGCTCTGCCGCTGCACTGACGTACAACGTAACATTTCCACAGACAACGCTTTACGCAATGCCCGATCAAGGCGCTGCAACATTGACCATGCTTGGAACAGGCTCAAATGCAGTTTGGTCTGCGCACACTGTTTCCGATTTGAAAGTGTCGGCTGTTCAAGCGTACTCAATCACGCTGCAATTCATCGTTTAAGGATTCAAAATGGCACTCACAAAAGTTTCTGGTTCAATGATTCAGGGTTATCAAGTCACCCCTGAAGAATTTGGTTGTGTCGGCGATGGCGCAACAGACGATGGGCCTGCAATGGCCTTGGCCTGCAATTACTGCTCGGAAACTGGAGCATCGCTCTGGATGAGCCCCAAGTTTTACAAGAATGCCAGAGTTGAAATTCACGGCACCTACACTGTTCATGGCAACGGTGCAACCGTTCAATATCTTGGTGTGGGGCAAACTATTATTTCTGGAACTGGAATTGGAACGGCAGCAGTCCCCACCCCTTGGCCGAACGACCCATCGTTCTCCCCTTCTTACCCAGCCACTACTCAGTACACGTTAACCGTAGCTCCTAGCAAGGGCAGCATAAGCATTACCTTAGCAAGCGTAACAGGCATTGTTGCTGGAATGTATTTGTTTGTCGCGGGAAATCCGACATCATCGTCTACGTCGACCAATTACATCCCGTCAGACTTTGAGTTTGTGCAAGTTGCGTCTATTGCAGGCAATGTCGTAACACTTCAACAGCCTTTGCAGTCCTCTTATCTGACGACACAAAGCGGAGTTTTTTACACCCCCGGTCTTGCCATTCACTGCACTGTTAATGACCTGAACATTTTTGCAAACACCGAAGCGTATCAAGCGGTTATCCGTAGCTCTTTTGCGTGTACGTTCAATAACATTTTGTTTTCTGGTGTCAACAACCCCGGTGCAGCTACGTTTTCCGATAACTTGGTAATGAGCAACATCACCATTGAAGGTAACGATGCTGGTGGTTTAAGCACTGGTCGTGGAATTGTTTGCGCTACATATACAAACATTCATAACAAGTGCTACATTGCTTCAGCGGGGTTTAGCGCGTTTTTTGTTGAGGAAAGTTTTTACAAGATCACTGTCAACAACCTTATCAGCACAGGCATTCTTGCTGGTGGTAGTGTTGGAATAATCGGTAATCAGCGTCCACGCACATTGACGTTTAATGATTGCATCATCAACTCAAACGCCTACGGTGGTTTATTTGGTGCGTTTCAGTTTGGTACTTTCCAAGGCGTTGACGTTATTGCATCAAACTGCGTGTTCCAAGGCGCAGTCGTAACACCCAACTCGGGCGTATACCCGAGCATTACTGGCAATGCAATGGTTTGGATGTCTTCCAACTTGGCCGGTGATCTTGTTACTTTCCAGAACTGCAAATTTATTTCCGCCAATGTCGGAAACACTTGGCCGTCTGCCATTGGTGGCTTTGGCGGAACTGTGCGCTTCGATGCGTTGTGCGAGTTTGTCACTTGCACTGTGCCAACTCAAATTATTCCAGCGTCTGAAAAAGGCGCATGGACTCCCATTGTTTTTGGTGCAACAACAGCGGGAACGACCGCGTACACCCAGCAAGACGGTGCGTATTCCCGTGAAGGCAATGCAGTCACCGTTACCTTTCAAGTCGCATGGTCAGCCGCAAGTGGCACTGGCGATGTGAAGATTGGTGGTTTGCCGTTTGTTGCAGATGTTGACAACTTTGGCATTGTTCCGATCTACACAGGAACTGTGGCAATAGCCAACGCCGTTGGTTTCAAAGTAATTGGTTCAAGTAACACCGCACTTGGATACGCTGCTATCACAGCGACAGGTCAACTTGTTGGTGTAATTTCATACATCATTTAACCGTGCCAGTGCGGATCACTGGAATTTGGTTTTGATTGGAGTATCAAAATGGCTCTCGAAAAAGTAATGATTGTTGACCGCATCGAAGTGGTTGAAAGCGGCTGTGTGCAAGTACGTACAAAGACCGCCATCATGGAAGATGGTAAACAGATCAGTAGCAACTTTCACCGCTATGTCGTTGCCCCCGGCGATGACTACAGCAAGGAAGATGCCCGCGTGCAAGCTATCTGTTCTGCAACGCACACTTCTGGCGTGATCGAAGTTTATCAAGCAGCCAAATCTGCAAAATGGGTATAACAATGTCAAACAACTCACAAATCGCCTTCACCCCCCTAGGCAAAACCATCGTAGTCGCCGCCGCAGTAGCAGCGCCAGCAGGCATCCAAGCGCCTGTGTACGCCAAGTTTGACCCACAGAACGCAGGCCAGTACCGATTCATCAACGCAGGCACGGCAACGGTATTCTTGGGCACCGGCGGCAGTGCAGCCGAAGCCACGGCCAACGCAGTCGCACCAGTAGCCGGGACACCTTCAGCCGCCATCGTGCTCGTTGCCGGTGCAGTGGAAATCCTCCGCTTCGCGCCAGGCACCTTCTTCAGCGGCTTGGCCTCCGCAGGCACTACGGTTTACATCACGCCAGGCCAAGGTCTGTAATGGGCTTACCCCAGCTCCAGCAAGACAAGGCTAATCACGTCATTTATGGCGTGCTTATCTTCGCAATCGTGGCCGCTTTGTCCGGCCCGGTCATGGGGCTGGTGGTCGCCATCGCTATCGGGGCGCTCAAAGAATTGATCGTGGACTGGCTCCTTTCCAAGGGCAAGTTTGAACTACTTGATTTTTTAGCCACCACATTCGGCGGTTTACTCGGATATTTTTGCGCAATGCTTTAACGTCTGTGATAATGACAAAATTCAACAATTGACCTACATCATGACACCAGACGAACGCGCCGAATTTGCCGCAGAAATAGCAGCAGCAATCCGAATCCGAAGTACCGACGCCGGTCTATCAGAAGAAGAGCAGCGGTGGGTTCGTCTGGCAATTCAAGTGGAAGCCCAACGAATAGAATTTAGAAAAACCGTGATCGAGAAAACCCTACTCAGTCTAATTTGGGCTGGCGTCGTCGGTCTTGGTTACATCATTCTCGGATGGGCTACAAATCATGGTTACAAGCCTTAACGAACAGCTCCGGCGCGACGAGGGCGAAGTCCTCACCGTCTACCCAGACAGCCTAGGCTATTTCACCATTGGTGTTGGCAGGCTTATCGACAAGCGCAAAGGCGGTGGCATCACACCAGACGAATCGGCCTACTTGCTCAACAACGACATCCAGCGCAAAACCGCCGAAGTCTTCAAAGCCCTACCCTGGGTCAAAGACTTAGACCAGATCAGGCTTAACGTCCTCATTAACATGGCGTTTCAAATGGGCACAGAGGGCCTTCTAGCCTTCAAAACCACTTTATCCCTAGTCCAAGGTGGCAACTACGACAAAGCCGCAGAGAACATGATTCTCAGCAAGTGGCACACCCAGACACCGGCCCGGTGCGAACGCCTAGCAAAGCAAATGCGAACAGGGGTCTGGCAGTAATGGACTGGCTCGCCACCCTCAAGTCAGTGGCCCCAACGGTTGCCGCAGCCATGTTCGGCCCCCTAGGGGCAGTCGCCGTGGCATCCGTTGGGGAATTGTTAGGGCTATCCAGCGCCACCAAGGACAAAATCAGCGAGATTATTCAAACCGGCCAAATGACACCCGATCAAATCGGCAAACTTCGCCAGCTTGAATTGGAGTACCAGAACAACGAGAAAGAGCGTGGCTTCAGGTACGCCGAACTCAGCTTTAAAGATCGAGATTCAGCACGCCAGGCCAATGTCTCAGGCGGAACTCAGAAAATGCTTTTCTGGCTCTCGCTGGTGCTTCTAGTCTTCACGCTCGGAACCGAGGTTGCAGTGCTTTTTTACGGCTACCCAGACAAGACCCCCGAGATCATCGTCGGGCGCGTCCTAGGCCTAATGGACGCCGTAGCCATGCTTGTTTTAAGCTACTGGTACGGCACCACCAATGGCAGCGCCGTAAAGAATGAATTACTTAGCCAAAACGTCAAAGTAGGCCAGCATTAGAGCGACCGTACCAGCCATACAAGTCAGCGTAAATAAAAGGTTGATTATTGTTTTCATGGAGTCTCTCTCTTGTAAATTAAATTCCTTTTAGGCATTCGCCCAAAAGCGCAAATAACAAAACACTGTTTCCAACTGATTAGCGTCACCGAGGAAAGTAGAAATCGTGACGGCCTGTTTGCCAGGCTCAGTGATGCTTACGCAGGGCACTCCAATACCCGTTGCAACGGGCATCAGGCTAACCTGTTTAGTTGTTTAGGTGGTCATCCAGCACCAGGATGCAATCAAGCAAGGCATCACCAATCTTTTCATTTTGGGGAAAGTGATTTGCCAGCGCCTGAAGGCAATCAAGCAAATCATGCTCTGTGGTTACGCCCCGAAGGGCGCTTAGGATGAATGGATTAAGCATAACGAATGGCACGATTTGCAGCACCTAAAGCACGTTCGCGGCAAACTTTAGCCATTGTAAAATTACCTTTGGCACGATAATTTGTAGTTAAAATATCCAGTTGGGCTGCGTGTTTCCAAGCCTCAGTTGCTTTGGCGGAATTTGATTTTTCTGCATAGCCAGAACCCCAGCCTTTGGTGAATGTTTCCGCTTGAAAAGTATGAGTTGTCATTTTGTATTCCTTGTTGTTGATGTCTCAATCATAACACATAAAAATACATCAACAAACTTTATTTTACGAAACAACTACATCATGGGCCATCTTTCGACCTCTCAGAATGCTTTGCAGCCTTTGCTCAGTCAAGCGGTGGCAGTGAATCATGGTCCTAGCGGGCAGCGACTCAAGCACCATCGCGTAATCCTCCAGGATAGCCCGCACCGCCTGCATACCAGCGCCATCTAAGCGGATAGGTTTACCCGCAAAGCTACGCTGTCCAGCCTGCGCCAATGCGCTTATGGCATCCATCAGCAAATTCCCGCTGTCCTCCACCTTGCCGCTGATAATCAAGGTCTCCATCAAGTTCACCGCGTCACTGCACACCGCCCAATCATCACAGGTCGGGTGTGGCGCTGACTCCAATGCAGCAAGGCCGCTCCACATCCGCGTCAACTGGTGGCGGCGCTGCTTTTCACTCATCGGCTCTGTGGGGCTGGCAAGCATGGCGTCCAGCATCGAGTAAGTTTTCATTCTCATTTTTTAAATGTAGGTAAGGGAAACCAGTGCGTGAAGAACTTGTCAGCCGGGTCGTAGTGCCCCTTCTGCGCGACTCCTGCACGCTGGTTAATCAGCCACATGCTGGCACCTCGTGGCGTGTCAGGCCCAATCGGTATCCAGTGGCAGTCCGGTGCCACAGCAGCAGCGCCATCGGCTGTGATCTTGTGTTCAGTTGTCATCGCTCGTCCTTCACGTCACCCCAGTCACCTATAAGTCCCATATAGGGCACATCCATCTCTCTTTTGATTTGGTTTATGGTTTGGTTCCGTCCCAGTCGATACGCATTTTCAATTGCTTTCTGAACGTCCTCAGTCCAATGCTTCTCTGCTATGTCCCAGACATTCCAGCCGTTGATGTAGGGGGCTATTAGTTTCTTGCCATAAGACCCTTTGCGTCTCACAACTTCCAGTTTCATTTCAAATTTCATACTATTTTGTTTCCGTAGTCGTCGAAAGTTCTTGGCTGTGCTAATGCTACCCTTGCCTGTTTTGTAATTCGCTCCGCATCTTCTGCAAGTGTCCTTGCTTTGATGGGGCTGTATGGGCTTTTGTAACTGCACTTCGGGCAAACCAGCCATTCTGTAAGCGGCTCCTGCTCTGGCTGTGCCAATGCTTTTTTGATGGCGGTGATGGCGGCATCCATTGCCTCGTATGATTCCATCTTCTCCAGCGCCTCAAGCGCCATGCGTAGTGCTTCGCGTTCTTTAGTCATTGGACCCCTGAGTAGAAAAGTGAACTTTGGTGGTTGTGCGTGTTCTTGCGCAACTCTTGCGTAATCAGCGACTTCTTCATCAATCGACCTAGCTTGGCGTAAATTGTCGGTTCGCATTTCCCAGTCATTGCTTTAAGTTTGGCAAGGCTAATGGGGCCGCTTGCCCTGACAATGGAAAGGATTAAATCCACCGTTGGGCTTGGTTGAAATTGTGTGGTCCGAGGTTTGCGTTCACGGATGCGCTTCTCAACATCCACATAGTGGTGCAATTGCGGCGGCATAGCGCCAGGGTAAGCGCCCCCGATCCATTTTGTTTCTGGTGTGTAGTTCATCTCAACCCCAAAGTAAAAAGTAAAACCTAGCAGTAGCAAAGCAAAAGCCAAGCACGCCACCTAGCACCGCAGACATGGCCACCAGCGCCGCCACTACAGCAACGCCAGCCATTAACCATTCCATAATTTCAATAAACAGCTTCATACCGAAAACCCACGCGACTTGATTTGCAAGTGATCATCAGCACCAGGCCGACCGGATTGCATACGCTCACCATCGCCCACCGAGTACGTCCCACGTTTAAAAATATTGTCACTTGCAGGCATAGCCTGGCCGGGCTTTTTAGCAAGCAACACCGCGCCACCGCTCACATACCGCTTGGGGTTTTTATCAGTCAGCGGAGACAGCGCGTGCGCCGAACTATTCAAGTTTTCCCGCAGCACCGTGCGCGTGCGCTCCGCCACCGTCCGGGCAGTTTTATCGATGGGCTTGGTCATTTCAGCTCTCCATACAAATAAGCCTTCAGGCGCTTGATTCGGTCATTGTGGTACTCAGCCATGCGCTTCGCATATTCCATGCTGGAACAGGCATCTAGCAGACTACGATGGGCTTCCTCAAGCTCACGAGTTGCAAGAATCTCAGCACTAGGCTGTCGGAACATTTCAAGAAGTTTGGCAAGCATCTTATTTGCCTAAATTCTGTTTCAAAATGTGCAGCACATGAGCCGCCATCGTGCGCGTGTTCGCCGCCGCTTCAGCCTTCAAAAGCACCAGGACGCTTGCAGGCACGCGAATCGTGATGCCCTTGTCTTTAATTTCTTTTGTCATTCCATTTTCTCCAGTTGGTTAAAAAAAGCGCCTATTTGCAACTTTGCATTTTCAGCACCTGTTGCAACTATAACAGCATAATTAACACTTTCCAGATACTTTATAAAACTTTTCTGCTCAGGGCTAACACTTCCACCCTTCGTGCGCTTCATCTCAACCCACAGCCGCCACTCAGGGATGAACAAATCAGGCACGCCCCGCACCACACCTTCAATTTTTAACTTGGTGGCCGTGCGAATATCCCGCGCCCCACCGTTCGGGATGGCAAAAATAATCACCCCAGGCCATGACCGGCGGAACCATTGCACCGTCATGGCTTGTTCGTGGTGTTCAGTTGGTACTTCAATTTTCATAACCCCAAGCTCCAAACGCTATTAATCATTTTGTGGAGTGGCAAAACCTTCTTAGGCTCCACTACGCGAGCGCGGCGCTCCAACGCATCACGCCAACCAGCCGCGCACACAAAGGTGTTATGCCGCCCATCACGGTTTACGGTCATCAAGCCCAGCTCAACCGAGCGCAGGCAATACTTGCTGGCATTCTCAATACTCACCCCATCAAGCCGCCCCCACACCTCCCGCGAGGTCATCGGAACGCCTTCATCACTCAGGACACTCAGACACTGGCGGATTCTTTGCCCAATTGGGCGCACTTTTAGAATGGACATTCAATTTCCCAACTTGGACAAAGGTTTAAAGCCTCGGCAAACTCTGCTGGCGGCTCCATAAAAAAGGTGACGCATAGGCCATCATTCCCGTAATGCTCACAGGTGTGGCAGCATCGCGGTGGCCCAGCCTTGTAGAGCGTTACAGCCGCTGGCTCTGGGTGTCTTTGTTTCATGTCCATGTCCTTTTTAAAACTCTAAAAAATTTACCATCTTTTTTGTACTCAATGCCCGCCGGTGGCGCGCCTAAGTTCATCAGGTCTGCAACATCCATCAACTCCACATCAGGCGTCAACTGCATCGGCACTTTTGCGCTGGACGCCATCGAGCAAAGCAGGCGCATCGACTTATCACCAGCATACCCATCATGCGCCACCGCCAAATATTCGGTTATCGGCGCATCACTCAAGCCCCCGTAGTAGGTGCAGGCCAGCATCTCTTTGCCACTCGCCCGACTCAAGTGCTTACGCCACATCCAATGCGTCACCTCCATGTCCTTACCTTCCAGCCCCATGATGTCATCATTACGCAGCGCCATCGACTTCGCCACCGGCTCAGGAAACGCAGCACCACAGGCCGGGCATATTTGAATTGATATCGGGCACAGCTCCCCGCAGGCCTCGCAAACTTTAATCGGCGCTTCCCCATCGCCCAGGCTCCCCTTCTTCGGTGGTTGCACCGCCGTGATAGGCCCGTGCATCTCCACCACGCCAGCGAAGTCCAGCACTAGGCAATCAACCTTTTCAGGATTTGTTCTCATGCCCCGCACGGCCATTTGCAAGTAAAGACCTGGTGACATCGTAGACCGCAGGAATGCAATGCAATCCAGCGCAGGAAAATCGTAGCCCGTCGTTAAAATTCCCACGTTGCACAAAGCACGCAATTTGCCTGATTCAAATTCTGACAACTTACGCTCACGCTCCGACTTGTTATGCGTTGCGTCCAAAGATTCAGCCTCAATGCCAGCACTGCGTAAGCATTCAGCCACCGCCTCGGAATGAGCAACACCAGAGCAAAAAATCAACCAATGCGCCCGGCTGCTTGCCTTGTCAATTATTTCTTTGACAACGGCGCTATTGTGATCGTCGGTATTAAATTTCGCCTCCATCTCAGATGCAACATACTCACCCTGGCGCTTGTGCAGCCCATCCGTGTCCAGCTTGTGCCTGGTGACTTTTGAGCGCAGCGGAACAAGGTGGTTTTTAAAAACCAGTTCCTCAATACTTACAGGCTCCAGAATTTCAGAAAAAATCGCAGTCGGCCCTTCAGTTATTAAACCTTGTCCAAGCCTGTACGGACTGGCGCTCAAACCAACGATTCGCATGGCCGGATTAATCTCCAACAAGTCAGCAATCAATTTGCGATAATTTCCACTCTCAGCCGTTGACACCGCATGAACTTCATCAATGATGCATAAATCAATATGGCCAATCTGTTTTGCACGCTTTGCAACAGACCCAATGCCAGCATAAGTAATCGGTTCCTCAAGCTCACGCCTCCCTACGCTTGCACTGTAAATTCCAAGTGGTGCACCAGGCCAAAGTTTGCGCAGCTTGTCGGCGTTTTGCAAAATCAATTCCTTCGAATGCACCAGCATCAAAATGCGCGTGTCCGGCCAGTTCTGCAAAGCATCCTTTGCCAGTGATGCAATCACCACAGACTTTCCAGACCCGCCCGGCATGTTCAAAACAGGGTGACCGGTCGCATTCTTTTCAAACCACGCATAAAGCATTTCCAATGCTCGGCTCTGATATTCACGCAGTTTCATTGTGTTCCCTAATGTATTTAGCAGCTTTAAAAAATAACGATTCACTTTCTCTCAGCAATCCAATTGCTTGATTGCATTTTTGACAAAGTAGCCCTCTTACTTTTCCTGTTGAATGGCAGTGGTCAACGTGATAACCACTCATTAAATTAATGTTGCAAATGACACATTGGCAATTTTGCTTATTCATCATTTGTGAAACATCCAATTCAGACAGACCATATTTTTTTTTCATTCGAGTCCATCGCGCTTTTTCTACTCGCTTTGCTCGTGACTCAACATCGCAATCAATGCAGTTGTTTGTAGTTACATATCGACGGTAATGCCCATGTGGGCAAGCAGCATCTGACAGATATTCCAAAGCCCCGGCGTCTATTGCGGCCAGTGCTGCAACATGATTCACAGCAGATCGTTTGCTTGATCTCCCGCTTGAATTTATTGCGGCCTTGCCACGGGCATTGGCGATGCACTCAACGCAGTTACCAGACGATGCGTATCGTGGCGACAGATGATTCTTCAAGCATCTTTTGCCGGTGAAATACAGCGTCTGTCCAAGCTCCCTGGCACGAATGCCAGTGGCTGCAAGTTTTGAAAACTCTGGGTGAAATTCGTGTTTCTTTGCCATGATGCACTCACATTAAATAATGATTCATCATAACATCACGCAGCATTTTTAGTCACCAAATCAAAATAGTATTCAATCCACATCCTCGGCTCCAAGGTCGCAACATGAACAAAATCAGGGTTTTTATCAAGCTCCTGTGCACCTTCAACGTAACGCGCCTTCACCTCCCTAGTCTCAATATTGCGGTACACAAACACGGTGGCGTCCAGGCGGTGCATCATCCCACCACCCGCCCATCCCAAACTTTACGCGCCTCGGCAATCAACGGGTCGCCACTGGTGCAAGCCGCCACATTAGCCAGCAGCTCAGTGCTACCGTAGACACCCTCAGCCGGTGCGCCATTGGCTATTTTCTGCCCGTCCACTTCGTAGATAGCCGTCCACTGGTCAGGCCCGTCCAGGCGCTTCCACGGCACCAGGTCAGGGTGCAGGACGTGGTTATCGCAGCCGGTATGCTGGGAATCCAACGGAATCACATCGTCCCACCGCGCACAGTGCCACGTCGAATCACTCAGCGGTGTAGCGTGCGCACAGGTGCGGCAGTTCACGTGCTTCGTGGTTTGCGTTTTGTGGCAAAACTCATGGGCACTGCAAAACTTGCATTCGAACCAGTCCGCGCGCGTGCTCAATGGCTCCGGCATACGGTCAGACAGCGTTATCCGGTGCGCCCGCTCAATCGCCTTATCCGCCACCTCCTTGTCGTACTTCACCCGCTCGGTGTAAATCCGGTCATCATCCTTGCACACCGCCAGGTAAAGTGCCCGATCAATCCGCGTGCCCTTCATGTAAACCTGCATTTGCACATAATGCAGCGGCTTTGACTTCTGGACCCCGTTCTTTTCCACATCATCAAACGACTTCTTTGCGTGTGTCTTGAACTCCGCCACATGGCGAGACTTCGGCGCATCAGGCACGCCGCTTTCAATAATCCCGTCCAAGCTCCCCGAAACGTGACTACCAAAGTCAACCCGGCTCTGCTCGCCTGTCGTACTCCGAATGTCAATCCCAATCGCCCGCAGGTCACTCACAATCGTGACCTCCTCCATGTGCCCACGGCGAAACAGGCGCAATATGCGTCCCTTGAATTTCTCCTGCACCGCCCAGCGAAAGGACAGCCACAGCTTACGGTCGCACGGGTCGCCCAGCATCGAAGCACCAAGGTGGCCCCGTGGCAACTCCTTGCGTCCCTCGTGCACTTGGTCAATCAGGGCTTGAATCGTGTTTGTTTGTTCAGGTATGTTCATGGCGTTCTCAAAAAAAAGGTGGGGTACTCGCTGCACTGTTTGCATCGCCGGGAACCCCCAGCGCCAGCATCCGCTTTCCCCCCAAAAACTAAATTACTTCTTGCCCCACGGTGGTGCAGCGCGTGTCGGTGCAGCAGCAGCAACACCAGCCGCAGAAGGCACCGGCATTGCGCCACCAGCCCCAGACATTGCCTTGAATTGTTTAATCTCGTTACTGTCCCCGTATTCCTCGGAACGCTTCACCTCCAGCTTGATCGAGATATTGCCGCCGATTAGTTGGTCCGTGTCCGTCACCTTTGCCAGTCCAATCGCTCGCATAATCTCGCCCAGTTGCTGACGTCCAATTTCCTCGGCCTTCACATTGGGGTTTTTAATATTCAGGTTACCAAACACCACACGCCCCTGGAACGACGGCCCGGTGATCGTGTACTTCACCGCAATGTATTGGCCAGTACCGGCCTTCGTGTTTTTAATCTCAGCACCGGCAATGCTCGCCGTGTACCAACCAGCGGGCAACGGCTCAAAGTTGTTGGTTGAAACTGGCAGATCAGCCACCGAGAATGATTGTTCTAAAAAAGCCATGATGTAATTACTCCGAAATATTGATTGAAAAAGAAGGGCGTCCAGGGGTCGCCGTGATTGCGTCCATCAAAGGACGCGTGATAGTTTCGTCAGCCGCCTTCCATGCCGAAGCATTTATTTCAGGCGTCCAGCGGAACAACTTTGCCAAGTGCTCAGTCAGCCCAAATTCAGCGGCCAACTCCTGCACCTTGTCCGAATCCACCTTGCGACTGATACGGTTCACAATCTTGATTTTGTAAGCCCCCTCAGTCTCATTCTGCGTGCCTTCGGCTTGATTCGAGATTTTGTAAAGCGCCACCATTTCATCCTCAATGTCACGGCGCAGGCGAATCGACCGGGTTTCGACATCTTTGGCGTCGAGCCATTGGCGTGCAAGACTCATGACCGTGCTCCAATCTTTGCAATGATGGCACCCAAATCCGGCGACTCCCATGGCGCCAGCTTGCCGCTCCGGTCTTTCGCCAGCCAAAGGCCATCAGAATCACACATCAAAGCCCGCTGAGTCACGCCCTCCGCGTCTTTCTCAACCCTCAAGGCCAGCACCTCATCAAAGAAGTAAGGCAGCGCCTGGCCGGTCTTATTCCCCGGCATAGAAGGCGCGTAAAGAATGCGCCCAGCTTCGTCCTGCGACTTTTCACACTTCGCCGTCATGTAAACGTGCTTACCAGGCAGATCACGGAATGCCCGAATCAAATCGCTCATTTGCTCCTGCATCGCACCGTATGCCGCCCGTGGGTCTTTCGTCGCCTTCTTTTCAGCGTTCAGCACCACCTCGCCAATCTCACTGATCGAATCCAGCGCGATTGATTCAAAGTGCTTCGCCTCGTCGCTCTCAGTCAGCCACTGGTAAGCCTCCATTAAAGAAGCCATGCTGGTGACCTCAATATATGGCAGGTCAGCATCTTGGATGGACAGCAGCCCACCCTCGGCAGACAATACCAACGGCGTCGGCAGCGTCTTAATCAGGGAAGTTTTACCCGCCCCAGCTTGCCCGTAGACAAGCAGCTTCACACCATTGGCAGACAAGCCGCCCGTGTTTTTTAAATTAATTGCCATCTTCAATTCATCCTTTTTTATGCCCCCGTCTGGGTATCAGTTCGGGGCATGGCTAGACTTTAACACACAAAGTAAGGTAAGATACACACATCAAAACAATTTATTTTCACAAAAGGAACCAAAACCATGATGACCCTCTACGCAATCCGCCAAGCCCTAGAAGACCGAAGCCCCGGCAAAGTAGCAGAGGCCACCGGCCTGCACTACAACACCATTGCTCAGATCAGAGACAATGAAAACGCCAATCCCACTTACAAAGTAATGCTCGCCCTCAGCGCCTACTTAACCAGCCGTAACACCACCCATGGCGAATCTATCTAACATCCTCGGCGGGCCTTGGGCACCGCCACCAGAAAAGCTAATCTCAAGCCCGGAGACCCAACTCCGCGAAGCCATGGCCAACTCAGGTTTGGAACCGCCCGACGACATCCACATGGACGGCAAGATTCACCGCTTCAAATCAGGCACAAAAGGTGCACCAGGCCACGGCGATAAGCCCGGCTGGTATCTGATTTTTGGGGACGGCATCCCAGCAGGCCGCTTTGGTTGCTGGCGCATGGGGATGGAACAAACATTCCGGGCAGACGTCGGGCGAAAACTCACCCAAACCGAGGAAATGGCCCACGCCAGGCGCATGACCGAAGCCAAAACCCTACGCGACGCGGAACTAGAGCGCAAACATGAAGCAGCATCCGCCACAGTAGAAAAGATTTGGACCGGCGCACAGGCCGCATTGCAGGATCACCCCTACCTAGCCAAAAAGGGTATTGGCGTCCACGGCGCTAGAGCAACCGGCGATGGCCGCTTGGTAGTCCCACTTTACGACCAAGACGGAACCTTGGCCAGTTTGCAGTACATCACCCACGACGGCGGCAAGCTCTACCACTCAGGCGGTCAGACCGGCGGCAAATTCTGGATGATCGGAACCATGGACGAATCCGGCACGCTTTATGTTGCCGAAGGCTTTGCCACCGCCGCAACCATTCATGAGACCACCAACCGCCCCTGCGTAGTCGCCTACAGCGCGAGCAACTTGGTACCCGTCACCGCCAGCCTGCGCGAAATGTACAGCCCCACCCAGGACATTGTTTTAGTCGCAGACAATGACGCCTCAGGCGTAGGCCAACGCTACGCAGATCAGGCCAGCGCCAAATATGGCGTTCGCGTAGTTATGCCACCGCTCCCAGGGGACGCCAACGACTACGCCCAGGCAGGCCATAACCTAGCCGCCCTGCTCATCCCTCCAAAGAATGACTGGCTCATCCCCGCAGATGACTTCTGCGCCCAACCTAGCCCCATCGCTTGGCTCGTCAAAGGCTGGCTCCAAGAGCAAGCCTTAATCATGGTCCACGGCCCATCAGGGGGCGGCAAAACCTTCGTAGTCCTAGACTGGTGCCTTCGCATGGCCAGCGGCACCCCCGATTGGATAGGCCACAAAGTCAAAACCGGCAACGTGGTTTACCTAGCGGGCGAAGGTCACCACGGGCTACGCGGCAGGGTCGCCGCTTGGAAGCACCACAATCAGGCCGGGAAACTCTCAATGTGGCTCTCTCGAGACGGTTGCGACCTCAACACCACCGAAGGCTACCAGCGCGTTACCTCCGCCATAAAGCAGAGCAACATCAGCCCCAGCGTTATCGTGGTGGACACCTTGCACCGCTTTCTATCAGGCGACGAAAACAGCGCCCAGGACGCCAAGACCATGCTAGATGCCTGCAACGCCTTAATGATGGAATTCAACTGCTCCGTTATTTTGGTGCACCACACCGGCGTAAGCGAAGAAGCCCAACACCGCGCCCGTGGCTCAAGCGCTTGGCGCGGGGCATTGGATATTGAGATCAGCATCGTGCCAGGCAAAGACACCAAGCCCATGGAAATCGTGCAAAGAAAGAGCAAAGACGCAGAGATGGCAGAGACCGTATTCGTTGAACTTCACCAAGTAGCCATTCCAGGCTGGTTCGATGAAGACGACAAACCCGTCACCAGCGCCGTGATTATCGAGGCTCAAGCACCCGCCAAAGCAGACAAAAAAGACAGCAAGGTAGACAGCCACCGCAAAACCTTTGAGAACGCATGGTGGGCCTCCAACGCCGAAGAGCGCAACGGAATGCCCTACATTAGCCGATCCGCCATGACCGATTATTTAGTCAACAAGCTCGCTTTAAGCGAAGCATCAGCCAAACAATACATCAAACCAAGCGTCCCCGGCAAGCTCATTGCAGACCTCCTAACCGCTCAAATTATCGAATCCTTCGAACACGGCTGGATTGTTATCGACACCATTCAGGCCAGCGCAATGCTGCTCAGGAAGAATCAAAATTAAGGTAACATGGGAACTTCAACAACAAAAGGAATTACCCATGATTACCATTGATTCATCAGTACCAACGCCAGATTTTGAAGTGGGTAAAAACTCTGGAATGAGGAAATACCCATTCCAAAAAATGGAAGTTGGAGACAGTATTTTCTTTGAAAACACTACACATGACAGCAATTCAACCCAAGCCGCAAAACGCTATTTTTCCAGAAACAGCAAAACCATGATTTCCAGAAAAGAAAAAAACGGAATCAGAATTTGGAGGGTTTCATGAAAGTTATACACAAGTTATCCACATGCAACAATTTGGTAACTGGTAACCGTAGCGTAAAAAAACGTAACTGTTACCGAGGGCAAAAGTAGTGGTTTTTGGTAACTAATCGTAACTCTTTCTTTAGAAAGAGTTACTTGTTACCAACCAATACAGCGAAAAGCGATACCAACCAACCCAATCATTCACTCAAAAAGTTATCCACAGGGCAATTCAAAATGACAACAGAAAACAAAATCACCAACATCAATGAAATGCTCGCAGGCCGTGAAGCCCGCTACGGCACTTTCGAAGGCCACGCCAACATCAGCCAAACCATCAAGGACGACATGCGCAATCACCCCGGCTGGGAACGGCTGGTGTCTGACCAGCGCGAAGCCTTGGAAATGATCGCTCACAAAATCGCACGCATCCTGAATGGCGATCCAAACTATGCCGACAACTGGGTTGACCTTGGCGGCTATCCAACATTGGTGGCGAACCGCTTAGAAAAAGAAGACAATGCACAATGAACACAAAATTACACAAACTAAACATTATGAAAACCCTAATCCTTATCCTCGCACTCACCGCCACCTTTGCCCAGGCTCAGACCACCACCCGGTGCGTCCGGAACTGGGACAACAGCATCACTTGCACCACCAGCAGCAGCTCAGGGTTTTAAACATGGCGACCATCAACCCAGCCGACAAAGTGGAAAAGTGGGACATCACCCGCCTCATTCCTTACGCCCGTAACAGCCGCACCCACTCGGACGAGCAAATCGGCCAAATAGCCGCCTCAATCAAAGAATGGGGCTGGACTACCCCGGTGCTCGTTGACGAGGCAGGAAGCATCATTGCAGGCCACGGGCGCACCCTTGCCGCCCAGCGTCTCAAGATGACCGAAGTCCCTGTCATGGTGGCCAAAGGTTGGAGCGATGCCAAGAAACGGGCCTACATCATTGCGGATAACAAGTTGGCGCTGAATGCTGGGTGGGATGATGAAATGTTGCGGCTTGAATTGGCTGAATTGGACGTTTCAGGATTTGATCTTGAATTGACGGGTTTCACTGGCGATGAACTGACAGCGGCCATGTTTGGCGATGATGCGCTGGACATTGAACCCGAAGAACAGGCGGTTAATTCTGCTTTTGAAGTTTCCGTGACTTGTCAAGATGAATCAGAACAAGAACGCGTTTATGAAATGCTGACCAAACAAGGACTGAAATGCCGCGTTTTAACCATGTAATCGAAACCGAATATTTGCCCACATTTCGCACCGAAAAAGTGGTCGGGATGTTTGATGTCCCAGCATCAAGTCGTTTGGTTAAATCATGGGATGTTGATTTGCCAATTGAAGGATTGGATTGGAATGTTGGGTTAATTGTTGGCTCGTCCGGCGCTGGCAAAACAACAATTGCCAAGCGTGCTTTTAATGATGCAACATTTTTTGAATCGCACGCATGGGGTAAATCGTCATTTTTGAACGATTTTGATGAATCTTTGGATATTAAAATTATCACGGATTCACTCAGTCATGTAGGATTTGCAAGCCCGCCTGCTTGGTTGCTGCCTTATCACTGCCTTAGCAACGGTCAAAAATTTAGGGCAGACCTGGCCCGTGCAATCCTTGAAACAAAAGGCGCTTTGATTTTTGATGAGTTCACATCATTGGTGGATCGTACCGTTGCAAAGGTTGGAAGTTATGCCGTGCAAAAGTACGTGCGCAAAATGAAGCGTCAATTTGTGGCGGTTACGTGTCATTACGATGTTGCAGAATGGCTTGAACCAGATTGGGTTTACGACGTATCCACAATGGAATTCTCTCGGAGGTTACTTCGGCGACCATCAATTGAAGTCCAGATTCAACAAGTGCATCATTCCATCTGGCAAATATTCAAAGGTCATCACTATTTAAGCGCCGACTTAAACAGGGCGGCAAGGGTGTATCTTGCGACCATTGAAGGCCAACCAGCCGCGATGACTGCAATCTTGCCTTTCCCACATCCAAAGGTTAAAGACGTTTGGAAAGAACATCGAACGGTTGTGCTGCCTGATTTTCAGGGCATTGGTCTTGGAAACAAACTTTCCGAACACGTTGGCGATATATTGCTGGGCGAAGTCAAGCGATTTACAAGCGTGACAAGCCATCCCGCCATGATTCATTACCGGGCAAAATCGTTGAAGTGGCGCATGACTAGGCCACCAGGCCGCGTAAGCCCACCGCCTGCTTATTCCAAAATCACAAACAGGAAAAATACCAGCATCAACAGGCTTACGGCATCATTTGAATACATTGGAGCAAAATCAAGCCATGACCAATAAAAAACCCAAACTTGAAGAAAAACCCCCTGTAAAAAAGCACGGTGGTGCTCGACCTGGCACTGGTGGCGCTCAACCAGGCGCTGGTCGCCCAGCTTTTGTCCCCACCGATTCAGAGCGTAAACAGGTCGAGGCGTTGTCAGGCTACGGCCTCCCAATCGATCAGATAGGCGCACTGGTGCGCGATGGCATCCACGTTGATACCCTACGCGCACACTTCGCAACCGAGCTGGTATCAGGCAAGGCCAAAGCAAACGGGCAGGTAGGGAAAACCCTATTCCAAAAAGCCATGGGCGGCGACACCACGGCCATGATTTGGTGGAGCAAAACCCAAATGCGCTGGGCAGAAACTCAAAAACACGAAATCACCGGCGCTGACGGTGCCCCCCTAGAGTTTACGAAGATCGAGCGCGTCATCGTCAAGCATGAGTAAAGTCCTGCAACTCCAAACCCCAGCCTGGGCCATTCCCCTGATGGAACCCAGCCGCTATAAGGGCGCATGGGGTGGGCGTGGCTCAGGAAAGTCGCACCTCTTTGCAGAGTTGATGATCGAAGCCCACATCATCGACCAAAAGCGGCGAAGCGTCTGCGTGCGCGAGATTCAGAAATCACTCAGCCAGTCCGTCAAGCGTTTACTGGAGACCAAAATCCAAGGCATGAACGCCGGTGCTTACTTTGAAGTCCAGGACGCCGTTATCAAGTCCAAGAAGGGCGATGGAGCCATTATTTTCCAAGGTATGCAGAACCATACCGCCGACAGCATTAAGTCGCTAGAAGGCTACGACTGCGCGTGGGTAGAGGAAGCCCAGTCTTTAAGCCAGACCAGCTTGGACCTGCTCCGGCCCACAATCAGGAAACCCGACTCCGAGCTCTGGTTTACTTGGAACCCGCGCCAGTCCAGCGACCCGGTCGACATCCTTCTACGCGGCGCAACACCACCCAAAGACGCCACCGTTTTAAAGGTCAACTTCACCGACAACCCGTGGTTCCCCGACGTGCTCAGGGATGAAATGCAGTACGACCTCCGCCGTGACCCCGACAAATACCAGCACGTCTGGATGGGCGGTTACCTTACCAACAGCGTCTCACGCGTATTCAAAAACTGGCGTGTCGACGACTTCGACGCCCCCCGTGACGCCATTCACCGCTTCGGCGCTGACTGGGGCTTCTCGGTTGACCCGACAACCTTGGTGCGCTGCCACATCATCGGGCGAACGCTTTACATCGACTACGAAGCCTACATGGTGGGCTGCGAGATCGTCAACACCCCCGAACTATTCATGCAAGTGCCCGAGGCCGAAAAGTGGCCCATCGTCGCCGACTCCGCCAGGCCCGAGACCATCAGCCACATGAGAAAGAACGGCTTTCCAAAGATCATGACCGCGGTCAAAGGCCCCAAATCCGTCGAAGAAGGCATCGAGTTTTTAAAGAACTACGACATCGTGGTGCACCCCCGCTGCCTCCACACCATCGACGAACTCACCCTTTACAGCTACAAGACCGATCCGCTAACCGGCAAGATACTGCCCGTGCTAGAGGACAAAAAGAATCACGTCATCGACGCCCTACGCTATGCCTGTGAAGCCGTCCGGCGCTCCGGTGCAGCCAAACCCGCCGCCTTCACCCCAATAGCTACTATGCACAAATGGTAGTCAATGCGACAATCGCGCAAACCCCAAGGAACTAAACACATGGCCCGCCTATCCACCGACCAACGCCTCGCCAACATCCACTCCGAAGCCATCACCCAGTTTGATGACGTCCAAAGCGCCCTGCGAGACGAGCGCCTGCAATGCCTCCAAGACCGGCGTTTCTACAGCCTAGCCGGTGCCCAGTGGGAAGGCCCACTTTGGGATCAGTACGAGAACAAACCAAAATTCGAGGTCAACAAAATCATGTTGGCCGTCATCCGCGTCGTCAACGAATACCGCAATAACCGCATCACGGTGGACTTCGTAAGCAAAGACGGTGCCGAAAACGACAAGCTCGCCGAAGTCTGCGACGGCCTCTACCGGGCAGACGAACAGGCATCCGTCGCCGACGAAGCCTACGACAACGCATTCGAGGAAGCCGTAGGCGGCGGCATCGGTGCATGGCGCCTGCGCACCGTCTACGAAGACGAGGAAAACGACGAAGACGACCGCCAGCGGATCCGCATCGAACCCATCTTCGACGCCGACAGCTCAGTGTTTTTTGACCTCGGTGCCAAGCGCCAGGACAAATCAGACGCCAAATATTGCTACGTCGTCACCAGCATGACCCGCCAGGCTTACACCGAAACCTACAACGACAACCCCACCGACTGGCCAAAAATCATTCACCAATCAGAATTTGACTGGTGCACCCCGGACGTGGTTTACGTCGCAGAGTATTACAAAGTCGAGGAAAAGACCGAGACCATCCGCATCTTTGCGGCCATCGATGGCACCGAGGAACGCTACACACAGGCCGACTTCACCAACGACGAAAGCCTAGAGGAAACCCTAGCCGCCATCGGTTCCCGCGAAGTACGCCAAAAGAAAGTCAAGCGCAAACGCGTGCGCAAATACGTTCTAAGCGGTGGCCGTGTCCTGGAAGACGCTGGCTACATCGCCGGTAAGTGCATCCCAATCGTGGTCGTCTACGGCAAACGCTGGTTCGTTGACAACGTGGAACGCTGCATGGGGCACGTCAGGCTTGCCAAAGACGCCCAGCGCCTCAAGAATATGCAGCTTTCCAAGCTCGGAGAAATCAGCGCCCTCTCAAGCGTAGAAAAGCCCATCCTTATGCCAGAGCAAGTCGCCGGGCATCAGGTCATGTGGGCAGAGGACAATCTCAAAGACTACCCGTACCTGCTCATTAACCCCATCACCGACCAAAACGGCAACCAAGCCATCAGCGGCCCGGTGGCTTACACCAAAAGCCCACAAATCCCGCCCGCCATGGCCGCGCTCTTGCAGATCACCGAGACCGACATGCAGGACATCCTCGGCAACCAGCAAGGCGCAGACCAAATGGTCAGCGGTATGTCAGGCAAAGCCGTCGAGATGATTCAAACCCGCGTCGACGGTCAATCCTTCATATACATGAGCAACTTCGCCAAGGGCATGAAGCGCTGCGGCGAGATTTGGCTCTCGATGGCCCGTGACATTTACACCGAAGACAAGCGCAAAATGAAGACCGTCGCCCCATCCGGCGACTCCGGCGTCGTCGAGTTAATGCAACCCACCATCGACCAAGAGACCGGCGAAATCGTCATGGAAAACGACATGAGCAGCGCCACATTCGACGTCATCGCAGACGTGGGGCCATCCAGCAGCAGCAAGAAGCAAGCAACCGTGCGCGCCCTCACTGGAATGCTTCAGATCACTCAAGACCCAGAGACCGCCCAGGTCATCACCGCCATGGCCATGATGAACATGGAAGGCGAAGGCATCAGCGACGCAAACGCCTACTTTAGAAAGAAACTCTTGCGCATGGGCGTGCTCAAACCCACCGACGCAGAGCAAGAAGAAATGATGGCCGAAATGCAAGGCAAGCCTCAAGACCCGAACGCGGTGTACCTCCAAGCCGCAGCAGAGGAAGCCACAGCCAAAGCCGCCAAAGCCCGCGCCGACACCGTGGAAACCGTAGCAGCCGCCGAACTCAAACGCGCCCAAACCATGAAAACCTTATCCGAGGTCGACATGGATTCTCAAGACCACGCCCTCAAGATGATGGAAGTCATAGCACCGCAGGGCCAGTTACCTTGATTAAACCAGCCAAGCACCTGGTCCAATGGTTCCTCCGTACCTTCAAGTACGGGGGCATAACCCTGCCCCCATTCGGCATCTACATCCTCACAGAGCGCATCAACGAAGACCGCTTGCGAAAGCACGAACTCGCCCACTGGACCCAATACCAGCGCATGGGGTTTGTGAAATTCTATGCAATTTACCTTTGGAACAACGCCCGCTACGGCTACCGAAACAACCCCATGGAGATCGAAGCCCGTCGCGCAGAAAATGATTAGCATCATCACAGTTGTGAATTGAGTTAAAAAGAGCGACAATGCGCTAAACGGCACCCCGCCCAGCCGTTTCTATGGGCGAGTTCGACAGGGTCAACGATGAATCAAAAGGTAGAAGCAAACGATAGCCAAGACGAAGACGTAATCGTTCAGGACAAAATCCAAGCCGAAGACGCGCCCAGCGCAAACTCAGCCGACCAGTCCAACGAAAGCGACAACGACGACGTGATCGTAAGCATTGGCGAGGACGCACCACCTCCCGAGGAACCAGCTCACGCGCCCGAATGGGTACGCGAATTGCGTAAAACGAACCGCGAACTTCAGCGCCAGAACCGCGAACTTCAGGGAAAGCTACACACCACCGCCACCACCGAGAACAAACCGGTCGTGCTGGGGAAAAAGCCCACCTTAGAAGATCACGACTACGACGCCGATCAATTCGAGACAGCATTGACCAATTGGTTCGAGCGCAAGCGAACAGCCGACGACGTCAACGCCAAGCAAGAAGCTGAAGTTATGAATCAGCAAAAAGCCTGGCAATCCAAACTGGACGGCTACAGCAAAGCGAAAGCCGAGCTGAAAGTTAAAGACTTTGATGATGCCGAGGCCATCGCCCAGGAATTATTCAGCGTCACCCAGCAAGGTGTCATGCTCCAAGGTGCCGATAACCCGGCCCTCGTGGTTTACGCACTTGGCAAGAACCCCAAGAAGGCAAAAGAGCTATCCGAGATCAAAGACCCCGTAAAGTTTGCATTTGCGGTCGCCAAACTGGAGAAAGACTTGAAAGTTACCAACCGCAAAGCAGCCCCACCGCCCGAGCGAGTAATCACAGGCACTGGCCGCTCATCCGGCGCGGTGGACTCAACCTTAGAGCGGCTCCGCGAAGACGCTGCCCGCACTGGCAACATGACGAAAGTCATTCAGTACAAAGCACAGAAACGCGCAGTCTCAAAATAATCATTTTCAGGAAATAAATCATGTCAAACGCATTTAGCAAAGAAGAACGTGTCGCCTTTGAAGACCTCCTCGAAGGCTTCCAAGACGCACTGGTGCTCTCCCGCCACGTTTCGGTCTACAACACAGACCAAACACAAATGGAGCGTTCAAACAACACCATTTGGCGTCCACAGCCTTACATCGCGCAGTCCATCGACAGCACGCCAGGCGTCACTATTGCCGGTTCTTACCAAGGCATGACCCAGTTAGCAGTCCCCGCCACTCTCGGCTTCAGCAAGACAGTGCCATGGGAAATGACAACTTTGGAACTCCGCGACGCCCTGCAAGAAGGCCGCCTCGGTGACAGCGCCAAACAGAAACTCGCATCCGACATCAATATCGCCATCATGAACTCAGCCGCTGGCCTCGGTTCTTTGGTCGTGCCAATTGCTGCCGCTGCCGGTGACTACGACGACATCGCCCTGTGCGACGCCATCCTGAACGAGCAAGGCGTACCCGATTACGACCGTTTCATCGCTCTCTCCAGCCGCGACTACAACGGCCTCGCCGGTAACTTGGCCGCTGCCACACGTTCATTCGGTAACTCCAAGTCAGACAAAGCCTACGAGCGTTCATACGTTGGTACGGTCGCCGGCTTCGAGACCTACAAAATGGACTACGCCAACCGTCTGACAGCAGCCGCTGGCGGCGCTGGTATCCGTATCGACACCAGCGGTGCAGGCACACAAGCAAACTACGTTCCTCAAGCCACATCGACATCCGTCGGCGGCCAGATCAACGTTGACAACCGCTTCCAAACCGTCACCGTGACCACCTCGGCAAGCGTCAAAGCTGGCGACGCCTTCACAATCGCTGAAGTCTACGCCGTGCACCACATCACCAAGCAATCCACCGGCCAACTCAAGACATTCCGTGTCGTGAGCGTCCCCGTCGGCGGCACCAGCTTAGTGATTACTCCCCCGATCATCGGCGCTCAGGGCGTGGCCCCAACCGACGCTCAGTTGCAGTACAAAAACGTCGAAGTGGCCATCGCAGCAGACGCAGCCGCCATCACCTTCCTGAACGTCAATACCGCAGCTGTGAACGTGTTCTGGCAACGTGACTCCTTGGAAATCTTGCCCGGACGCTACGCAGTGCCCTCGGACGCTGGTGTCGCAGTCATGCGCGCAAGCACCGACCAAGGCATTGAGTTGGTGATGCAAAAGTTCTACGACATCGACAGCATGACCATCAAATACCGCATGGACACCCTGTTCGGCGTGGTCAACAAAAACCCAGAGATGTCCGGCATCCTGTTGTTCAACCAGTAATCTGGTAAATGAATCGGGGGGCTTCGGCCCCCCTTTTTTTAAATAGGAGATCACCCATGCCACTCGCAAAAGGCTACTCAGCCAAGACCATCGGAAAAAACATTTCCAAAGAAGTGAAATCCGGCATGCCACAAAAGCAAGCCATTGCCGTAGCACTCAGCACCGCACGCACAGCCGCACTCAAAGCAGGCAAGCCAGGCAAAGCCCCAAAGAAAGCCAAGTGATGAAAGAAATTATCTTGATGCCAAAATACGCAAAAGACAAAAAGCCAACAAAGAAGCGTAAACCCTCCAAACCCTTGGACGGCATCAACCACCGCCTATTGCGCGAACAGGCCGCGCAAGCTACCATTCAAGCCTCCCCAGCACCATCAGACAACGCACCGCCAACCCGCGCAGAGCTAGAAACCAAAGCCGCCCAACTTGGCATCAAATTCGATGGTCGCACCCGCGACAAAAAGCTGGGACAATTGATTCAAGAACAACTCACTGGAGAATAAACATGGGATGGACCAAGCGCCAATTCGTCACTCAAGCCTTCGAGGAAATTGGCCTCGCCTCCTACGTCTTCGACCTCACGCCCGAGCAACTCCAGTCAGCCCTTCAGCGCCTCGACACCATGATGGCCGCATGGAACGCCCTAGGCATTCGCCTCGCCTACCCGCTACCCAGCAACCCCCAGGACAGCGACCTAGACGAGCAAACCAACGTCCCCGACAGCTCCATAGAAGCCATTTACACCAATTTGGCGATCAAGCTCGCGCCCAGCTACGGCAAGCAGGTTATGCCCGACACCAAAACCACGGCCAAAGAATCGTACAACACGCTCTTGTCCATCGCCGCTATGCCCAACCAGCAACAAATGCCAGGCTCCATGCCCAGCGGTGCAGGCAACAAACCATGGCGCGTCTACGACAACCCATTCTTACGCCAGCCCACCACCAGCGTGCAAGTCGGCGGCGACAGCCAACTAGAATTTAACTAAGGACACCCCGCATCATGGCAACCATCAATCAACTCTCCGGCCTAAGCCAAGTATCCGGCGGCGATCAAATCCCCGTCTACGTCCCCAACAACGGCGACGCCCGCAGGATGTCCGTCACCCAGCTCCTGCAATACTTTCAAACCACCTTTGCATCGCCCACCGTGGCGACAAACTTATTCACGCCAGGCACCGGCTTCAACGTCGCCGTGCCCACGCCCGTAAGCGCCCAACAATGGATGGTCATCCAACCAGCCGGAACGCTCGCCACCGGCACAATCACCCTGCCACTGAACACCGGCACGCCCGACGGTACCGAGGTGCTTATCACCACCACCCAGCAAATCACCGCCTTCACGCTCGCCGCCAATGGCGCTGCAAACCTCTACGGCGTACCCAGCGCCCTATCAGCTCAAGACTTTTTTAGAGTGCGCTTCTACCAGGCCACCAATAGCTGGTATCGCATTGGGTAAACCATGGCACAAATTGCAATCCTTAACGGCATCTACACCGACGGCACGCCAGAACTACGCACCGCCTACCCCGTCAACATGGTGCCCGTGCCTAAAAAGTCAGGCATCAGTAATGGCTTTCTACGACCCGGCGACGGCATCGTGGCCAACGGAACCGGCCCCGGCATCGACCGCGGCGGAATCAACTGGAATGGGATTTGTTACCGCGTTATGGGCACCAAGCTGGTGACAGTCAACAGTAACGGCACCGTCACCACCCTAGGAGACGTCGGTGGCCCGGTCAATAACCTAGTCACCTTTGACTACAGCTTTGACCGCCTTGCCATCGTCAGCGGAACCAGGCTTTACTACTGGAACGGCACCCTCACGCAGGTAACCGACCCAGACCTAGGCATCGTCCTCGATATGGTGTGGGTCGACGGCTACTTCATGACCACCGACGGCGCAAACCTAGTCGTCACCGAACTATCCGACCCCACGCAGGTAAACCCCCTTAAATACGGCAGCTCAGAGGTGGACCCTGACCCAGTCGTGGCCTTGCTTAAACTCCGCAACGAGGTTTACGCACTCAACCGCAACACCATCGAGGTTTTCAACAACACCGGAGGCGAATTTTTCCCCTTCGCCCGTATCGACGGTGCCCAGCTTCAAAAAGGCGTCATCGGCACCCACGCTTGCTGCGTCTACGTTGACCGCATCGCCTTCTTAGGAAGCGGCTTAAACGAAGCCCCAGCCATTTACCTCGGAGCCGCCGCCACCACGCAAAAGGTCAGCACGCAGGAAATAGACAATTTGCTCTTGAACTACACCACCGCCCAACTCGCGTTGGTCAAACTCGAAGCCCGTAACGACAAAGCCAGCCAGCACCTTTACGTTCACCTTCCAGACCGCACCATCGTTTATGACGCCTCCGCATCCGAGGCATTGGGCGAACAGGTATGGTTTACCCTAACCACCACTGTGGTGGGCTTTGCGCAATACCGCGCCCGTAATCTGGTGTGGGCCTACGACAAATGGCTCATCGGAGATCCACAATCAAGCGCCATCGGCTACTTGGTCCAAGACACCGGCCACCATTGGGGCCAGCAAGTGCGCTGGGAATTCGGCACCACCATCGTTTACAACGAAAGCAAAGGCGCAATTTTCAATGAGCTGGAACTGGTCAGCTTAACCGGCAGCGTAGCCCTCGGCACCAACCCAAAGATCAGTACCAGCTACAGCCTCGACGGTAAATCATGGAGCCAGCCCCGTAGCATCTCAGTGGGCACGACCGGCAACACCTTAAAGCGCCTCTCATGGTTTCAGCAAGGCCATATGCGTAACTGGCGCATTCAGCGTTTCCAAGGCTCCAGCGACGCCCACATCTCCTTCGCACGCCTAGAAGCCCAAATCGAAGCACTGGCGTTTTAACCATGGCCACCGCACCCTACTCACGCAAACTCAGCCTAACCCGCGATCAGCTCGCGGCCTTCTTAACCGACCAACAACAGATCAGGCAATTCGAGTTGCTCTTTGCCGTCGTCGATCAAATAGCCCCCGACGTAGTCAACGAGGTCAGCCTTGCCGCAGGCAGCGCCCAGGCCAGCGCCAACGAAGCCCTAGCCCTTATCGCTTCACTCGCCCAGGACACCGCCGTTGACGACGCCGCCATCAATGCCAAAGTTCAGACAGCTTTAGATTCACTCTCCGAAGTGGTCAAAAGACTACAGGCCTTTGAACTACTCCCAGCCGCGCCCGTCATTCAGAATAACAATTCAGTTGTTACCGATTACCTAGACTTCAACGGCATAGCCCCCCACGCCTCCCGCATCCGGCGCATGGCATGGAACGAGACAGACCAAACCGTTGAAGTCGGCATGGAATATGACGTGGTGCAGCAGATTGGATTAGAGACCTACGCACGCGTAGCCAACTTCACCGGCTCCACCATACCCAACGGCACCGTGGTGGGTTTTACAGGGGCCGTACCCGACAGCGCCCTCTCAGTCTCCCCTTACCTAGCCAATGGCTCCACACCCTCGCTCTACATCGTCGGCGTCATGACCCACGACCTCCCCGACACCGGGAACAAAGGCTACTGCACCGTTTTCGGCTTCGTCCGTGACGTCAACACCAGTGCATTCACCCTAGGCGACGTTCTTTATGCCAGCCCCACCGTCGCAGGCGCATTCACCAACATCAAGCCCACCGCGCCCAACAACGTTATCCCCGTCGCCGCCGTGCTCCAAGTCGGCACCACCGACGGCATTATTTTCGTGCGCCCCACCATTCAGCAACAGCTCTACTACGGAGAGTTCACCAAGACAAATAGCCAAACGCCAGCCGCAATAAACACCGCCTATCCCCTGCTTTTCAATACGACCCAAATTGCCAACGGCGTCTATGTCGGAGCCACCACATCTCAGGTTTACGTTAATCAGGCAGGCTTATACAATCTCGCCGTTTCCGTGCAAATCACCTCGGGCAATAGCTCTCAGAAATCAATTTGGGTATGGCTCCGAAAAAATGGAACCACTGATTTGCCAAATTCAGCGCGAGTTGCATCTATCACGCTTAATAATGGATACCTAGTCGTCACTCTAAACGTGATTGCCTCATTGCTTGCCAACGAATTCATTGAAGTTATGTACGCCTCAGATAACACAAACGTAAGCATCTCAACCGTAGCAGCCACCGCATTTGCACCCGCTGCACCAGCAGTCATTCTCGCCGTCACCCAAACCGAACAATAAGGAACCACCGCCATGACCGTCACCGTGAAAGTGCTCATTCCGGCCAAACAAGCCGAAAACAGCCAAACCACCCAATACACCGCCACCAACGCCAAGGCCTTGATCGACAAATTCACCGCCACCAACACCACCGCGGCCAACGTCACCATCAGCGTGAACCTAGTCACCAGCGGCGGCACCGCAGGCGCGTCCAACTTAATCGTGGACACCCGCAGCATTGCCCCCGACGAGACCTATACATTCCCAGAACTGGTGGGCCAAGCACTCGAAGCCGGTGGCTTCATCTCAACCATTGCCGGCACCGCCACCGCATTGACCATCAGGGCCTCAGGCCGCGAGATCACCTAACAGGACACTACCCCATGAAAAACTTTCTAGTCATCCCCAAAGGCTTCGCAGGCCTCCCCATGGGCGAGGAATTCATCAGTATCTCCGAGAACAAGAAGAACACCCAGACCGCCATTGACGACTGGCTTCTCGGCCCAGAAACACCAAGCAACGAACCCGGCGCGAACAAAGTTTATTGGGTTGCTCTAGGCAAGGCCATGCAGGTCGACGAAAAAGAAGCCCGCCGCCGCCGCTGCTCAAACTGCGAGTATTACGACAACAGCACCATGACCCAGGCCAACATGGAGCGCATCCCTCAAAACGAATGGGACACCGGCGCAGGCTTCAGGGGCTACTGCAAAAAGCTCAATTTCATCTGCCACGATTTGCGCTCATGCCAAGCATGGGAAGAACGCGAAGCAGAGATGGATTGACCAAATGCGAATTTATGCGAAAATCAAGCCGCTGAGTTACCAAAGCCACCAGCGGCTTGCCCTATACAGGAGACAAAATGCCGGTCGTTATTGAAAATCACGCAGTTCAAGCCCATCACGGCGAACTACCCACGCGTGAGAAAATTCAAAGACTGCAACAATCAATGCTCGCCATTGAATCCAAGCAGCCAGACCCGACGCATTTTTTCGCTCCCGGCATGTACCTCCGAGAATTAACCGTTCCCCAGGGAATGCTCATGGTGGGGAAAATCCACAAACATGAGCATTTTCTCCTTGTCCTCAAAGGCAAGGCCGAAGTCATTAGCGAATTTGGCCGCTTTATCGTCGAAGCCGGGCACATTTCAATCTCCCCAGCTGGCGTGAAGCGCATTGTCCTAGCCATCGAAGACACCCAATTCGTCACCGTCCACGTCAACAAAAACGACTCGCAGGACTTAACCGTAATAGAAGCAGATCACATTGACTTTGAAACCCTCAATCTCTCTGCTCCAAACCAAAAGGAGAACCTAACATGACATGGGGACTAGTCGCCGTGGCCGGTGCCACATTAGTAACTGGCACAATGGCCTCACGCGCCGCAGGCGGTGCAGCCGAAGCCCAAAGCGCATCAGCGCAACAAGGCATTGACGAACAGCGCCGCCAGTTTGACGCAGTTCAGAAACTTCTTGCTCCTTACGTTGCAGCAGGCGCTGGCGGCATTGCTGGAATGGCCCCCTATCAGCAAGCAGGTGCAGGCGCATTGCCAACACTTCAGCAATATGCGCAGGCAGGTGCACCAGCTTTAGAGCAACAACAGGCTTTTCTAGGATTGCAAGGCCCAGAGGCAGAACGCGCCGCCATCGCACGCATCACCGGCGGAGAGACCTACAAAGCCATGGCCCAGCAAGGCGAAGAAGCACTATTGCAACGCGCATCGGCAACCGGTGGCCTTCGCGGTGGCAACATCCAAGCCGCCCTAGGCCAGTTCCGTCCTGCTTTGCTTTCCAGTCTTATTGAGCAGCAATACAGCCGCCTAGGTGGGCTTACTTCACTTGGAGGAAACACAGCGCAAAATCTAGCATCTTCAGGCCTTACAACAGCTCAGAATCTTGCCCAACTAGGCCAGTCTTCAGCCGCAGGCGTAGGTACAGCAGGCATGACAACCGGCGCGAATATTGGCAACCTTCTGGGCCAACAAGGTGCAGCCCAGGCCGCCGGTGGACTTGGCCAGGCTCAAGCCTTTGGAAACACCATTTCGGGTCTTGGAAACGTCGCCGGTCAATACTTCGGACGTCAAGCCGCCATGCCCGTCACCCCACCCCTTGAACAACTAGGCAGCTTCTAACATGGCAACCCTCCCCGACTACTCCATCAACGTCGCCCAGCCCTTCACAGAGGCCCTCAAAGGCTACCAGTTGGGCATGACCACAGAGACAGCACGCCAAGAGTTGCAACAAAAGCAACTCGACGCCCAGCAAGCCTTAGAGCAAAAGAAAAACATTCAAACCGCTTTTCAGAAAGTCAGAAGCCCCGGCGCTACCGCAGCCGATTACGCCAACCTTTCAATGATGCTCCCAAAAGATCAGGGCGAAGCAGTGCGCAAATCTTTTGAAATGCTCGACGTTGACAAACAAAAAACCGCCCTCAGTCAAACGGGTTCAGTCTTTTCTGCCCTCCAAGCAGGAAAACCCGACATTGCTATTCAATTGCTGGAACAACAAATTGAAGCCAAACGCAATAGCGGCGACGAGACCGGTGCAAAGTTTTTAGAAACCTGGCGCAACGTCACCAAAGAAGACCCAAAAGCAACTCAAGACTTTTTCGGCTTCACAATGTCGCAAATCCCCGGCGGCGACAAGATCATCGAAAGCGCAATCAAACTAGGCGGCGAACGCAGAGCGCAGGAACTCCAGCCTTCAGCCGTGGGAAAAGCCAAATCCGAAGCCGAAAAATCAGCAGTAGAAGCCCAGTTTGCAGAGAAACTAGCTCAAGCCGGTTTGAACAAAAGCAACTGGGACATCAAAAACCTGCAAAGCCAAATCGGTGACCGCTCCCAGCGCCTCGCCCTAGACAAGCAAACCACCGCCGCCACCGTAGCCGAAAAGTTTGCAAGCATTAACGAAAAGCTCGGCACCATCCCAGCCGACACCCGCAAACTAATCAACGAAACCGCCGTCATTGCCAGCACCTCCAAGCAGGCCGCAGACCAAATGAACGACCTCGCCCAACGCATCGAAGGCCTCGGCGGTTACGGTGCAGCTTCACGGCTCGGTGAATTTGCCAAATCAACCCTAGGCATCGAGGGCTACGACACTTCTTTGCGCCAAGAATACACACGCCTGCGCAATCAAGCCGCCATCAAATCACTACCGCCAGGCCCAGCCACAGACAAAGACATTGAGATGGCCTTAAAAGGCTTTCCAAAAGACACATCCGATTCAAAGAACGTGGCCCAGTTCTTGCGCGGCATGGCAAAAATGCAAAACATCGACGCTTCCATAAACAACGCCAAAACCGACTGGCTCGCCAACAACAATGGCACCCTTACCCGCGCCAAAAACACATTCATTGCCGGGGACTACGCAGCCAAACCCGGCGAAACCTTCAACGACTTTTCTCAGCGCATCGTCACCGACGTGTCCAAAAAAGCAGGGCCACCAAAACAAACCTCACTGGTGGAACAAATCCCCACGCCGCGCACCCCAGCACCAGCGCCCACGGTCAACATCCGCAGCGCCGCAGACGCTATTTTGAGCGGAGGTCGCTAAATGGCAACCGCAGACCAATACGCCGAATGGATTGTCACCAACGCAGCCAAAAAAGGCACGCCCGAGTTTGACACCGTAGCCCAGGCCTATCAACTCGCCAAATCAGAGGAAACCACCCCCGCCGCTCAAGCACAGGCCGCGCCACTCCAGCAGGAACCAGGCATAGGCCAGCAGCTCATTGGCGCAGGCGAGACCGCCCTAACCCTAGGCACTGGTGCCACAGG